CGACTTTAATGGGGTATAAGACAAACGAAAAGAATAGAGTTCCCGGATACAAACAAATTAAAAATGTTAAAAAATCCATAATACAAAAAGTTAAAAAGATGTTAAAGGATGGGGATATTGAAATTTCATGAGCTCCAAAAATATAGAACTTAACGAGGACCAACAACTAGCACTGTTGAACGAATGGAATAATCGTCCTGATGATCCCCCCTACATCAAGGAACTAATCGAATTAGTCTTCCCGGATGTTCCTGAAGACATGAGGGATGGAAGATCTAAGTATGGAAGAGCCGTAAAGAAATTTCTGGCTGAAAAGAGTATTAAGGCAAAGGTGTCTCATAAGTATTACCCGAAAGAGAAAACCGAACTTACCGAAGATCAGAAAGAGTTTATCTCGAATAATTGCGGCGCGATGAAACCTATGGAGATGGCTAAGGTGGTTTTCGATGACCCAAACATTTCCCCCTTAGATCTCAGATATAAGGTGCTGTTTGAGTTTCTTAAGACGATAAATAACAAAGTTAAGTATTCGGACGTAACGAATGAGGAGACTGCCGCAGAGGGAGGATATTCTCCGCCCAAGTCAGAAGCTCGTGCGTTGGTTAGGGTTAACAAGTACGTTTACAACGGGATAGACAAGGAAAAAGTTACGACTAAAACAAAAAGGAATTTGTATACCTTAATTGGATACATGCATACGTTCCGTTTTCTTCATCAAATTGGTACTTATAATATTGAGACAGATAGGGAATTATTCGAAAGCAGCTTTGTAAGATATACATGGGATAAGCCCGACCTAACTCAAGAGGAAGTGGATCAATATATCGTTCTCTCTGCGGAAGTGGTTATAGCCTCAAATATCCAGCGGCGCGTCGAAAGACTCCAACAGCTACTAGATCAGAACGCGGAAGATACGGAGGGTCGCAGAATGGCGATGAGTTTGGTGGAAGCAATTAACACGGCCCAAACAGAATACAACCAGTGCGTCAATCGCCAGACCAAGTTGCTTAACGAACTGAAAGAGAAGAGAAGCCAGCGAATGAGTAAAATGATGCAGGAATCTGCTTCCATATTGAACCTTGTAGAACTTTGGAAAAGCGAGGAGTCTAGACATAAAATGATTAAGATAGCTGAACTTCGAAAGAAGAATGTTTCCAATGAGATAGAGAGGCTGACCTCCATGGAGGAGATCAAGTCTCGTATCATGGGTATCAGCGAAGAGGAAGTTTTAAATGGTTGAATGTAATGTTTGCAAAAAAGAATTCGAAAAAGACAAGAGCCTTCATCTTCATATAAAAGCTCACAAACTTTCGATAGGAGACTACTACCAAACACAGTTTCCTCGTTACGATTTATACTCCAAGGAATTAATAAAATTTAAAAATAAAGAACAGTATCTTTCCGCCGACTTCAACGACAAAAGAAATTTGAAAAGTTGGCTGAAAGAAGCTTCCATGGAGAAAGCTAGAAAATACTGCAAAGGCCTTTTAACAAAAAGAAAGAGGGAAAAGGGCCTTGAATATACACCCACCGAAGTAGAGCTACGAACGCTTTTGGTTCCACCCATTTCCTATTATCAAATAATTTTTGAGGACTATTATAAATTGTGTGAAGAAATAGGTTTGAAGAATAAACTTTCATCTTTGCCTACTCAAGGACCAGACGGAAAAATAAAATTTGAGGAGGAGTTTGATGAAGATCATTTAATATACATTGACTCACGGGAACAAAACCCCTTGCAAATAAAAGACTTCCCCACCGAGGTTAGGGGATTAAAATTTGGAGATTACTGCCTTAACGACAAGAAGAAAACGGGTAATTGTTATATTGAGAGAAAGTCTGTTCCAGACCTTATAGGCACGCTGAGTTCGGGTTTGGAAAGATTCAAAAATGAAATAAAAAGAGCGGCGGAAGAAGATGCGTATATGGTGATTCTTGTTGAGCGAAAATTAGAAGAGTGTTTAGCATTTAAAAAACTCCCTTATGTCTACAAAAAAAATACCCGCGTAACCCCTGATTTTATTTTTCATAACGTGAGGGAGTTGATTCAGGAATTTCCTCATATTCAGTTTTTGTTCGTGGATGGAAGAGTAGAATGCGTAAGAATAGTGAAGAAACTTTTACTAACAAAAATATTAAAAATTAAGTTCGATCTACAGCTTGCCTATGATCTTAAATTATTATGAAGGGATATATTTGTTTAACCTATAACGAAGCAATAGCAATAGTGTTGATAATGATTCTTATTGCGTATTTGGATTGATATGTGGTACTGCCCCGACAAATACAATAAACCTATCGTAGACATAAACAAGGAGTCCCTTGCGTTAAAGGGGGAACTCGGGGATCGGCAGGCTAAGATTACACTAGCCAAGTTCATGCGCTCTAACCTTGGTTTTACCACAGAGCTTTTGTCGGGGATTAAACTTGCCCTTTACCAAGAAATAACTCTGAAGGCATTCTTCAATAGAAACTTTAGTATGTGTGTGTGGGGACGTGGCTGCGGAAAAACTTTTATTGCGGCTATTTATTGTTTTCTTCAATGTGTTTTTGAACCCCGAACAAAGATACTTATAGCGGGGCCGACCTTTCGTACAGCTAGGTTTATTTTTAACAATATAGAAAAAATTGTAGAGTCCAAGGAAGCTCAAATGTTAGCTCACGCTTTCGGTGCTAAGTCTAAACGTAACGATCAGTTCGAGTGGAAAATCAATGAGGGAACAATCACAGCTATTCCTTTAAGTGGAGAAAAGATTCGGGGTTTTCGCGCCAACGTTTTAGTTCTCGATGAGTTTTTGTTGTTACCAGAAGACACTATTAAGAATGTATTGATGCCATTCTTGGTGGCTCCTCAGGATATGGCAGAGAGAATAAAGATAAGGGAAATGGAAGATGACCTTATCGCCAAGGGGGAAATGAAAGAGAAAGACCGGATTGTGTTTGAAAACAATTCAAAGATGATAGCGTTGTCTTCCGCCAGTTATAGTTTTGAAAACCTCTATCGTACATATAAGGATTGGATGGGTAATATTTATTCAGATGATATTATGCAATCCAATTATTTTATTTCACAAATGGGATTTGATTCTATTCCTGCCGACATGATTGATAGTACCGTTATTGAAGAAGCCCGAGCAGGGGGAGCTTCTAATTCGTCTTTCATGCGAGAGTACGCGGCACAGTTTACTGACGGAAGCGATAGCTATTTTAGCGCAAGGAAAATGCATCAATGCACCATTCCCGACGGAGAGAAACAGCACACTTTGATAAAGGGGGAAGTGGATAAAGAGTACATTTTGGCCATTGACCCAAGTTTCAGCAATAGCCCCTCTTCCGACTTTTTTGCTATGTCTGTGTTAGAGTTGGATGAAGAAAAAACTACGTTCTCTACGTTGGTGCATGGTTACGCTGTCGCGGGAGGGGACTTGAAGGATCATATAAAATACTTGCATTATCTAGTCAACCACTTCAATTTCTCAATGATAATTATAGATAACGCGGGATACCAATTTATAGACAGCGCCAATGAATCCGAGCTATTCCAAAGCTCACGTACCCACATTAAATTTTTTGATTTTAATAGCGACAAGGAAGGGGTTGATTATCAAAAGATGCTCATCACGGCCAAACAGCAATATAACAAAAAAGAAAATGTAATTTGCTTCAAACAGTTGTTTTCCACCACTTTTTTGCGAGAGGCTAACGAGTATCTACAGGCTTCTATTGACCATAAGAGAATATGGTTCGCTTCGCGCACAGCTGCCTGCGGAAGCTTTTTCGACAAGGTTTCGGCCCAAGCTGTCCCCATGAAGCTAATGCCGTACGAAAACAAGGGAGACTTAATAGAATTTCAAGATGACATAATTTACCAATCAAAGAAACAGTGTGCCCTTGTAGAAGTCAAGACTACGGCAAAAGGCACCCAAACCTTCGATCTACCCCAGCATCTTAAGAGAAGTACTGCTGTAAATAGAGCCAGAAAGGATAATTACACCACGTTAATGTTGGGAAGCTGGGCCGTTAAGGGTTATAATGATATTAAAAATACCAAGGTAGCTCAAGTTAATCATACATTTACTCCCAGAATGATAGCTTAGGTGTAATTTTAAAGTAAAAGATGGCGGTAAGGAAGAAAACGGAACAAGGCGCGGAACCTTTAATGGCTAAGCATGAAACTGTAGCTAGCGCTACACGCACGCGTAGAAATAAATCTGCCGACATTGTTAGGACTGACCGTTTTAGGAATATCGAGAACGGAATGATACCGTTTAAGTATTCTCATGGTGTTTCTAATAATTCCAACATAGACGTTCGGGATACAATTATTCTTTGTCAAAAGGCCTATTATAACTTCTCGGTTTTCAGAAATACTATTGACTTAATGACCGAGTTTTCCATAAGTAATTTATATTATACTGGTGGGAGCCGCAAATCTAGAGAGTTTTTTGAAACGTTATTCCGGAAAATAAATATCGATGATCTTCAAAGTAGATTTTTCCGCGAGTACTATAGGTCTGGTAACGTTTTTGTCTACCGGTTTAACTCGCAAATGGAAAAGGCCGACGCTTTTAAGATCAATCAGACTTTTGGCTTGAGCGAGGCTAATGAGGATATTGAAATTCCTTCCAAGTATATAATCCTTAATCCA